CACGTCCATGCGCCACTTCTCCCCCGCCAGATACGCGATCACGCGCGCCTCGATGGCGGAGTAGTCGGCAACGTGGAAGATGTTCCCCTCCCCGGCCACAAACGCCGTGCGGATCAGCTGGCTGAGCACGTCCGGCACGCTGTCAAAGCACAGCTCCAGCGTCTCAAGATCGCGCTCCCGGACAAGCTCGCGTACGAGACCGAGCCCGGCGAGATGGTTCTGCGGCAGATTCTGGACCTGGACGAGCCGCCCCGCCCATCGTCCGGTGCGGCCCGCGCCGTAATACTGCAGCAGCCCGCGCACGCGCCCGTCGGCGCACACGGCGCTCTGCATGGCCTCGTATTTGGTGACGCTGGTTTTCCCCAGCTGCTGCCGCAGCTCCAGCACGCGGCGCGTCGTGGGGTCTGCGGCCTTGTCCTTCAGCTCCAGCACCGCGGCCTTGTTCAGGCTGTCCGCGCTCATGCCGGCGGTTTCCAGCCAGTCCTTGAGCTGCGCCACGCTGTTCGGATTCTCCAGCCCCGTGAGCCGCCGCATTTCGGCCATGCGCCTTGTCGTGAATGCTTCGTTCTGCGCAATGGCAGCCGCCACAAGGCCGGTGTCGATCCTGACGCCGCGCTCGTTGATCCGCGCGTCCAGCGCCCATACCTTCCTCTCGAAGTCCGTCACGGGGAAGCTCCGCAGCCGCCGGTAGATGGCCTGCTCAACTTCCACGTCCCTCTTGCAGTAAGCCTTGAACCGCTCCCACTTGTCCGGCGCGTGCTCCGGCCGGTTCCGCGTCCGCCCGCCGTTGGCGATGGTGGGCTTGCACGGCTTGCAGAAATACGATATGAGCGCCGTGCCCTCCCGGATCTTCTGATCCCGCAGCTCCAGCGCGGCGCCGGCGGCGTCCAGACTGAGCGGCAGACCGTTCATCGCCGCCAGGATCATCGTGTCCTCCCACTCCTCCGGCGGCAGGTCGCGGCCCAGATACCGCGTCAGGCAGGCCCGCTCAAAAGCGCTGTTGTGGGCGACCTTCACCGTGTCGGGGTCGGTTATCCCGGCGACCACGGAGGCGAGCGCCGCCGCCTTTGCCGCCGTGCGCTCATCCGTCACCGGTTCCCTGTCGGTCATATCGATCACCTGCACCGGCCCGTCGTCCCAGGCGCAGGCCAGCAGCAGGATCTCAAAATCTGGGGCCTCCGCATACTTGAAGGCCCCGGTCTTGGTAATATCGGCGCTGCTGTACGTCTCCAGGTCGATGAGCAGCCGGCGCTTAGTTGAGGAAGTCATCGTCGGCCTCTGCGTCGCGGTAGCCGTCGTCAAAGTCGTCCGCGCTGCCGCGGCTGCCGCCGAGCGCCTCGCCGTCGTGCAGCTTCTGAATGCTGAGCAGCCCTGCGCTGATCCCCTTCTTGCCGTTGCTGCTGTAGCCGAAGAAGTTGATCGCCGCGCGCCCGTAGCAGCCGGAATACACCTCCAGCGGATCCGTGATCGCGTTGCGCATATTGTCCACAACGATCGGCTTCTGCCTGCTGCTCACGGTGATAACGTAGCAGCCCTTGCACTCGGAGCCGAACTCCTCCCCGCTGTCGCGCATGCCGTCGCCGTCGTGCAGCGTGTGGTTGGGTCGGGCCGGCAGGGCGTTCGCGCCGTTGCGGCTGCAGAACGCCTCGCGCGCGTCGGCAATGGCCAGCTTGATCTTGTTCAGCGTCGCGGTGTCGCTCTTGGGGATCAGCAGCGTAACGCTGTATTTGGGGTCTCCGCCGCCCTGCGGCTCCCGGGGCTCGAAGATGTTGCAGTAGGAAAAACGTACCTTTCCGGTTACGACCTTGGTGTTTGCCATTGTTCTCGATCTCCTTTTTTATTCAAAATCTTTCATCGCTTCCGCCGCCCGGTCGAGCGGCGGGCGCTTATCGCTCGCCGGTACGATCGTCGGCGCGCCGGGCGCGCGGTCGATCAGCGTCTCCAGCAGCTCGGCGACCTTCTTCTTGCCGAGGCTCTTGTCCATGGCCGCGGGGCTGAGCAGCTTCGTCTCGGTGTACTCATCGGCGCCGTAGCCCGCGGCCTTGAGCGCCTCGGCTACCTTGAGCTCGTCGGTCCACTTGCGGTTGCCGAGCTTGCCCTCGACCACCTTGAACCCCGGGACCTCGCCGCCGCCAAGCAGTGTGTCCATGGCCTGCGCCTTCACGCGCTTGAGCCAGAGACTGATGAGCGGCTCCATCTCCAGCACTCCCGCCACCTCGTGCGGCGCCAGCACCGGCACGGCCACACGCAGGCTGTGCGTCTCAACATACTCGGTGCACGTCTTCGTGAGCTGACGGCAGCGGCCCGCGTGCGGGCAGAACCGGCACCATGCCCCGGCCTTGTATTTGCCCTTGCCCTTGGCGGCCTCGGCGGCGATCCGCTTGACGGTCTTGTCCGCCCAGTAGAGAAGATCCGCGGCCGCGGCGCTCCATGTGCTCACGTTGTTGATGCGCGGCTGGTAGATGTGCATCTCCACCGTCTCGATATCGAAGAGATCCCCCAGCAGATTGAGCGCGCCCAGCGCGTAGAGCATCATCTGGGTGTTCTCCTTCGCATCCACCGCGACGCCCTGTCCGTACTTGTAGTCGATAACGGTGATCGTCCTGTCCTGCACGATGATGCAGTCCGCCGTGCCGAAGCCGTCCGGCACCCATGTCGAAAAATCCACGCGCTGCTCGAGCAGCACGGTGGCGCCGTCGGTCCTGATCTGCTCGTGAATATAGTCCCGGTAGCCCTCCGCGCACTCGATCATCTGCTGGTCGCACCCGTGGTGCTCGCCCAGATAGGCGTCCAGATCGAAGGGCACGCTCTTGTCCGTCCGGGCGACGTATTCCGCCACCTCGTGCGCCAGCGTCCCCTCGCGGGTAAACTCCGTCCCCTCGTTGGGGTAGGCCTCCGCCGCCACGGCCGACGGCGGACAGTTGAGCCAGCGGTGCGAGCCGGACGCGCTCAGCAGAGCGTGCGCCCGGGCGCTGTGATCATTAAGCTCTTGCATGCAGCCATTGCCTCCTTCAGTTCTTTGATGCTGCGAGCCCACGGCTTGCCGGTATACTCGCAGTAGCGGTGCTCCAGAGAAGCGCCCCGGCTCCGGGAGCTGCCGGGCAGAAACAGCACCGCGTCCGCGGCGTCGATCATCGCCAGACAGATCCGCAGGGCCTTCTCGTTCTCCATGCCGTCCGGCATGCGCGCCGGGCTGAGCGGCAGATATCCCGCGGCGGCCAGCTCGTCCTCGGCGGTCTCAAAGGCTTCCCAGTAGCGCGGCACGCCGGTGATCGGCCCCGCGATATAGATCACCTTTTTCATTCGGCGTCCCCCTTGGCCTCCCGGCCTCTCGGCTTGAACGCCCTGCGCAGCAGCTCCAGCAGCCCCGGCCGTCTCTTGGGCGTCTGCCGGAAGATCGTCCGGCGGGCGTGGCCGCTGCAGGCGGAGCGGTGCTTGGCGTAGGAGCGGCGGCTCCGGGCTCTGTGGTTCATCGCGCTCGACATGCTCACCCCTCCAGTCCGGCCAGCCGGGCCATGACCTCGCCGAACTTGTCCGCCGGGATGGCGCTCACCTTCTCGGCGTAGCTCTTGACGATCTCGCGGACCTCGGCCTTCTTGCCGCTCGCGGACAGCGCCACGACCTTCTGCTGTATGTCCTCCGGCTTGTACTGCGGCGTCTCCGGCTTCGGCTGCTCAAACGGGACCGGTTCCGCCTTCGGCAGCTCCTCGAACGGCTCCGTGACCGGGTGCTGCTCCGTCAACTTCCCGGCGAGCTCCGGCGCGGCCCGGCGCAGTACCTCGCCCGTGTCGACCTTCTGGCTGCCCATGACCCGCAGTATCAGCTCGGTCAGATTTACGTTGATGTGGTCGAGCCGGGCGCGGTCCTCCGCGCACAGCTCAACGGTAATGGTAGCGCTCATATTCTTTGTCCTCCTCTCATGATTGCCGTGTCCGGCAGCTGAAGCCAGCGGCAGCAGTCGTCCGCAAGGCTCGCAAAGCCGTACACCGCGAAAATGCCTTCGATGATCGTAAAGCCGAGGCCGTTTCCAAACTTCCAGACGAAGAAGATCACGGCGGCAAGCAATGTCATGATCGCCGTGGTGGCGAACGCCGCCTTTGTTTTTCTCATGGTTCTTATCTCCTTTATGTTGTTTTTGTCCGGGCGCCGAAGCGCCCGCGTTTATCGCACCATCCACTTGGCCAGCGCCACGAGGTTCACATACCACATGCGCTTGCACTTCCGCATCGGAAATGAGTGGTTGGCATGCAGCGTCCGGGGGTCTACCCGGAGATACCGCGCCGCGTGTGACAGTGGGATCATGACCTTTCCAGGGAACGCCGCTTTCAGCTCCGCGAGCTGAAGCTCCAATACCTCGTTATCCATGCTTTTCCGCCTCCCCGCTTTCTTCATCCACGAATACCACATGCTCGGCGGCAAACTGGATCGCCAGCCCGACGATGTCGGTCATGCTCGTAGTCCTTCCGAGGGCCTCATACCAGCCCGCAACGATGTTGTAGGTGCTGTCTCTCACCGACAGCATCTTCCTCTCGTCCTTCGGCGGCGCCGGCCGCTTCCGGATCAGTACAAATTTGTCATTCATGGTTCTGTCTCCTTGTTGATTTATGAATTTTCTATATCTGGTATTTTCAGCTTTGTGTGCTTGAATTTTTACGCAATATGCAATACACTAAGAGTGTAAAGTTGTTGTCGGCTTATCTCCTCTCAAAGAGATAGTCGAGACTGCAATCCGGGAAATACCGGTCGCGGATCCGCAGCGCCTCGTCAATGCGCAGCGAGCCGTTGAAGTTCCGCGCGAGCGTATCGCGGGATCTGCCGAGCTCTGCGGCCATGCCGGATACGGTCAGCCCCCGCCGGGCGATCTCCGCCAGCAGATTCGGAAAGCAGCTTTTGGGTTTCATGTCCTCACCTCCTCTGAATGTGGTTTCACTTAAAAATGAAAGGAGTTTGTTCTATGTCCGCTCTGGTAGATGCCGTTGCTACGCTTGTACCAATTGTTGATCCTCGGCTCAGCGGAAGCATTTCATCTTGCGCCAATACCCCGATTCCCATGGAGGTAGCTCTCGCGATGACAGCCGTCATCAAAGCGGTGGCAGACCAAATGGAAAAAGAAGGCCGTGTATTTCGAGGGCTTCCGATTTCCTGCATTTTTACTGGGTCGGACTCGTTTACGACCCGGTTAGATGAGAATCAGTGTGCGATCTGTGTAAAGCTCGCCGTGTACCCCTTACCGCGTTTGCTGCCGCACCGCAGCACGTTCCGGCTTTACACAGCTCTGGCCGAAGAGCTGTGCCACCTCATTTGGGACATCGCCGATGAAACGCTCATCAACTTTAAGGTTCTTGAAGTCCTGCGTAATCTTCATCCGCAATTAACCCTATCGGATCTGTACTCGGAGGCTGCTGTCGCAGAATGCGTTCAATACGCGCAAGATCATCAGGAGTTAGGCTTATCGCCGCTCCTGCCGGGCTGATTTTGCCGCCGTCGGTGAGCTTGTCCGCCGTGATGCCGGCGCACGCCACAGCCCCCGTGCCGTTCATGTCATCACCGATCCGAACCACGACCTCCGCAATGCCCGCCATGGCGTAGGACAGATCGGCCAGCCCGCCGGGCATATAGTCTCCGCTCTTGGAACGCTCATGGAGTAGTTGCAGCTGCTCCATGAGCATTTCTTTCAATTCGTTCATGTTCTCACCTCCCCTTGAGTTATTTCTCCTTTTCGTGATACGATGCACGAGAAGGAGGTGAATGTATGGCTGGAAACTTCTCTTTCGATGAACACGCCGCGCTGGAAAAAATTAAGGCGGCTGTTCACGCGAAAATCTTCAAGGTCAAATGCCCCAAATGCGGATTGGTTGCCGCCGTCCGCGAGGGCGTGACCCCCTGCCCGCGCTGCGGGCATCTCCTCAAGGTCGAGCTAAACATAGTCGATCCGGACCGTTAGCCCGTCCAGCATCTTGGCCAACGCAGTTGCCGCTGCGTTGGCTTTTTCTATTGCCGCATACAGCTCGCGGACTTTACTCAAAGCCTCGTCCACATTCTTCGTGTTGAGCCGAAGCTCAATGCTGCCGTCTCGATCGTTCATGTTCTCACCTCCTCTTGTTTGTCTAAAATTTTAGACACTACGATCAAAAAAAAGCTCACCGACAGTTGTATCCAACGCAACTGCAATCTTTTCAAGCGTCTTGATTGAAACGTTCTTATCCGGCGCATTCTCGATGCTTGAGATTGTCTGCCGACTGACGCCGCTTTTTCGTGAAAGATCTTCTTGCGACATCCTTAGCATTTCTCGGCGCTCTTTAATTTTGCACCCCATGCTCCCCCTCCTTTCGCTGTCTAATTCTTTTGACACTTTGATGTTAACACTCACCGCGCCGAGTGTCAAGTTCTTTTTACGAAATTGTCAAAAACTTTTGTCATTTCTCTTGACTTTACTCGCAGCAGAATGTAAAGTGTATTTTGCAATGAAAGCGAGGGCTGCTCAATGAAACTGTCCGAGATTATCAAAAAATACAGGAAAGAACACGATTTGTCCCAGCGCCAAATGGGCGCGCGGTGCGGGCTTTCTACCGGTTATATTTCTTTAATTGAAAAAGAGATCAACCCGCAAACCGGAAAGTTAATGGTTCCGTCTTTGCCCGTAATGAACAAAATTGCTAAGGGCATGAATCTCACCCTCGACGACTTGTTGGCTGTTTGTGACAACATGGACGTTAACCTATCTGACAAAGAAACCATCGTCTCAGCCCCCACCGCCGAGCGCGACATCGACCCGATCTACGACGCGCTGAATATAGCCGGCCGGCAGGCCCTCTGCGCCTATGGCCGTTTTCTCGGCTCGCAGACGGAATACCGCGCCCCCGAAGAGCCGTTCGCCGCGCCCTCGCGCATCATCCCCCTGCTGGGCGCTTCGTTCGCTGCCGGCACGCCGGAGACGCCCGGCGATCTTTTTATACAGGACTACGCCACGACCGACCCGCACGCCGAGTTCGCCATCCGCGTCAACGGCAACTCCATGGAGCCGTATCTCGCCGACGGCAGCATCGCCCTCGGTGTGAAGCGCGCGCCCCGCGACGGTGAGGTCGGCGCCTTCTGGCTCGACGGCGGCTTCCTCGTCAAGCAGGTCTGCCAGGATCACATCGGCAACACCTATCTCTTCTCCCTGAACCGCGACCGCGCCGACGCCGACGAAACCATCTGGCACGACTCCGACCGCGACCTCCGCCTCATCGGCACCATCCTCATGTCCCAGCGCCTCCCCCTGCCCTGAGCAAAAAAAGCCCGCTCCGGGAATCCCGGAACGGGCAGCACCATAAGAGTATATTCAACTTTGAACTTTACAGAAAAGGAATATGTGGCATGGACAATACTACGGATTTCGTATCAAAACTGCTCAGCAAATCTCAGGAGGCTTTTCTTCTCGCTATTGAGATCTACAACAAACCTTCCATTCGGTACCGTGTCGAGGGTTTCAGCTTCTTTATCTGCAACGCCTGGGAGCTCATGCTGAAAGCACGTCTTATCAAAACGCGTGGAGAATCCTCAATCTATTACAAAGACAACCCGGACCGTACAATCACATTGGAAAACTGTGTCAAGGAGATCTTCACGAACGAACGCACCCCGCTTCGGAAGAATCTCCTGCGAATCGTCGAGCTGCGGAATACGAGCACCCATCTTGTTGTGGAAGAGTACGAAATGGTCTACATTCCGTTGTTTCAGGCTTGTGTATTTAATTTTGTGGAGAAAATGCAAGAGTTTCACGGGATCGATATGACAACCGTTATCCCTTCAAATTTTCTTACCTTGACCGTTGCCATGAGCGCTCTGAATACTGAGACAATCAAGGCAAAGTACCCCGGGCAGATATCCGACAGATTATTGTCCGCCAATGAGGCCATCAATGCAGATGTCGATGCAAACAACAACGGTTTTGCTATTCGGATCCGGCACGATCATTATATCACGAAGGATAGAAATGAAGCGACAGACCTTGTGCATATCGAGCGAGACGCCCCCGCAGGTGCTACGATCATTAAAGAGGTCAAGGATGTAAATGGCCTTTATCCGTATAGTGCAAAGAATTGTCTTAAAGAAATCAAGGCTCGTCTGAAACGAAATGGCGTGGCCTTAGTTTACAATGGAGCGCCTGTTGATTTTAATTTGTATCATTTTAATCTGTTTACAAAATACTATCATCTGAAAGAAGATCAGCGGTACTGCTACACTCACAGGCAATATCAGAACCCGTCATACACCTATTCGCTCCAAGCCTTAGACTTCATTGTTGAGGAAATAAAAAAAGATCCTGAACATATCATTCAGAATCTTAAAAGGCAATTAGGGAAAAAATAAAGCTAACCCCAGGAGCATGGGATTCTAAGCGAAACGCCTACCCCCATTCGGGGACCCAGCTTTATTCCTTCACAAGTTAGCTTACGCATATTATATCCAAGTCAAGCTTGATTTGTCAATGGCACTTATCACCAAAACCATACCGTCTCATTTCGTGATAACGCATGTGATCAGAAAGAAACGGTCTAAGTAAAAAGAACGTATCATTATTTTTCTTAAAGTTGAACACAGCGGATTTAAGTTAAACGCATTTTACTTAAAGGGTGTTTAAGATGCCGCTGGCCGCAAGGCGACATCCTGCGGAGTTTAACAAAGGAGGCAGCGCAAATGGTCCGCCGATCCGATGGCCGCTGGCAGCAGAGCGTCACGGACATAGACGCTTTCGGCCGGCGCAAAACAAAATACTTCTACGGCAAAACGAAGAGCGAGCTGCTGCAGAAGATCGCCGCCTACAACGCGGAGGCCGCCGGCAGGAAGCGCGGCGTGACCTTCCAGACACTGGCAGACGGCTGGTGGGAAGAGGCCGAACCGGCGCTCGCCCCGAACACCACGAAGGGCTACAAGGCTGCCATGCGGCGCGCCGCCGGGCACTTCGGCACCGCGTATGCGCAGGAGCTCCGGCCGGTGGACGTGAGCCGCTTCATAAAGACGTTCTGCAAAGAGACGAACGCCGCGGAAAAGACGGCACGGAATCAGCTCAGCGTTATCAGTCTGATCCTCAGCTGGGGCGTTGACCACGGATACCTGGATACAAACGTCGCGCGCGAAGTCAGCGTTCCGAAGGGCCTGCCGAAGCGGAAGGTCGAAATGCCGTCCTCCGAGGATATCCGGCGCGTTAAGGAAAACACGGATCTGCCGTTCGGCATGTTCGCCTACTGGGCTATGTATACCGGCCTGCGTCACGGCGAGCTGCTGGCGCTGACCTGGGAAGATGTGAACATAGAGAAGCGCACGATCACCGTCAACAAGAGCCTGTACCACGTCGGCGGGCAGAAGACGAAGGCGCCGAAAACCGAAGCCGGCACGCGGGTGCTGCCGCTGCTCGACCGCCTGGCCGAAAAGATCACGCCCGGCACAGGTCTGATCTTCCCGAACCGGCACGGCGAATATATGTCAAGCGGCACGTTTACGAAAAAGTACGACGCCTACCGCCGCGCGTCCGGCGTGACCTGCACCCCGCACCAGCTGCGCCACGCCTTCACGACCATGCTGATCGAGGCGGGTGTCGAGCCGTCCGACGCGCAGGGGCTGCTCGGCCACGCGCAGCTCTCCACAACGATGGACATCTACCGCGAGATCCGCGAGATCCGCCAGGAAAAGGTGCGCGCCTCCGTCCTCGCCGTGGATATCGAATAGAGCGTACGGTGTCAATTTCGTGTCAAAGCGGAGAAAGCCATTGTAAAACCACGATTCAGCAACGGTTCGAATCCCTCCTTCTCCGCCATGAGTCCACCGTAATTCTGAAGGAATTACGGTGGACTTTTTATACCCGAATATGATAAAAATGAATTGCAGACCGGCGAATCTCTGCGGGCGCAGCAAAGGAGTTCCTGCACGAAAAGAGGAAAATGCCAGAATGGAGGGCGATGATATGGGCGCGAGCTTCGTAACGCAGCAAATCGATTATATCGAATCCGAGGTTTATAAGAGGATCAAGCCCCTGGGCTTCCGGAAGCACGGACGTACTCTGCACCGGTTTGTTTCCGGCGACATTTCTCAGGTCATCAGTTTTCAATGCGGTCAGGCATATCTGGATGCTACGCACCTGATGTGGGTCAATATCGGGATCCGGATCCCGGAATGCACGGAAAGACGGTTTGACGCCGTGAACAGCAGAAAGTATTACCACGAGTATCATTGCACTATGCGTTCCCGTTTGGGTATTATTGCGTCAAGAGACCTTGAAGCTGTAAAGACCTTCTGCCTTTACGATGACATCGAAACGATATGCGGGGAGATTATAAGTGAAATCGAAAACGATGTCCTTCCCGTATTTGATATTCTGTCAAGCCGCCAGGCGATTCTGGAACATCGAAGGGAGTATCCATGGTTTGACAAACTGAACCATCATCTGATCAAGCTGGAAGAATGCATGATCTATGGGCATTTGGGCGATCTGGCAAAGGCGAGAGAACTGTTTGACGAATACTATGAAAGTGCGCTGCAAAGGCGCTCACGTTGCCCAGGGCATATACCCTATTTGGATGAGCTTCGCAGCACTCTTGGGTTTTCATAA